CAGCAACTAATGCGGGGGTGGCTGTAATTACGATCCTGTATGCGCAGGCTTACAACACCGTAATCCGTCCATAAGGAGAACTTAAATGGCAGGTCCAGTAACCGCATATAATTGGGTTCAAGGCACAACGGCTGCGATTGTTGGTCCGACTCGTTCTCGTCTCCGTCAGGTTGTAATTTACGCTGCTGCGGCAGGGGCGTTTACACTTAAAAACGGAGACACCAACGGGACTGTTTTGTTAACGCAGACGTTTCCCACAGGGCATCATGTTATGAACATACCTGACGATGGCATCATTGCCACTGCAGGCGTTTATATTGATGCGTTTACGGGTTCGGCAAATCAGCTTACGATTATCCTTTCGTAGGAGGATCCGATGGCATATGATATCCGTTCCATCACACAGGTCGGAACATCTGAGCCATTTGAGCTTCAGGTGGCCCGGGGTCAAATCCCGGGCCACAAAACTGTGTTTAAGTTTGGTTACAACAGCAATGTTGAAGACACAAAAACAACCATCTGGGAACAAGGTGGTTTGTATTCCTACCCCGCATCAGCTACGGTAATGACTATATCAAGCAGTTCGACTGACGACACTGCCGCAGGTACTGGGGCAAGAACGATTGAAATTTTTGGCCTAGATGGTGATTACAACGAAATAAACGAAGTTGTCACATTGAATGGGCAAACTGCTGTTAACACCACAAAATCGTACTTTCGGATAAATCGCGGTCTTGTTCGGAGCGCGGGTAGTAATGGTGTAAATGCTGGTATAATCTACGCTGGTACAGGAACAGTAACTTCTGGAGTTCCTGCTAACATTTATCTTCTTATTAACGGCGATGGAGATAACCAAACATTGATGGCTCTTTGGACAGTTCCCACAGGATATACAGCCTTTCTTACAAAGATGGCTTTGTCCACAGGCACATCAACTCAGACACCTGCTATTTTGAATGCTAGTCTTGTTGCTAGACCCTATGGGGAAGTGTTTCAAATAAAAGAAAGATTTACTCTTACAGATGGCGCACACGAGCAATTTTATACTTTTCCATTAAAGTTCACAGAAAAAACAGACTTAGAAATGAGGGCGTTTTCTTCCTCTGGATCTGTTAGCTTTGATGTTTCTGCGTCAATGGAATTTGTTTACATTAAAAATGCGGGGCCACTCTAATGCCTAAGATCGACAAGTCCAAGATGGCATGCAACAAACCCAAGCGTCAGATTTCTGGCGGCAAGAAGTCTGTTGTAAAGGCTTGTAAGGATGGCAAAGAAAAGATTATTCGTTTTGGCGATGCCAACATGAAGATTAAGAAGTCAGATCCCAAACGTCGTAAGTCTTTTCGTGCGCGGCATGGGTGTGATACGAAGAAGTTAGACAAACTTTCGGCCCGTTACTGGTCGTGTAAAATGTGGTAGGGCTATGAGGATCAACTCTCAGGATGTTTTCGCAACGATAATCACTTTGCTTTTAGGCTGGGGTGCTTTTCAGTTATACGGCATGAACGCCAACATGGCTGTCGTCAGCTATAAGGTTGATGAAAACTACAATATGATAAAGCCAATGTGGCAAGACTTTCTAGTACGGAGTGCAAAGCATCATGAGTATAAGTCGGATGTCTATGGCCCAACAAATATCCAAGCCTCCACAGGAGCGGACTAATGGCAGAAAAAAAGACAAAGAAAGACGCTTGCTACCACAAAGTAAAAAGTCGGTACAAGGTGTGGCCCAGCGCCTACGCTTCGGGAGCTCTTTCAAAATGCCGAAAGGTGGGCGCAAAAAACTGGGGAAAATCTACTAACAAAAAGGCTGAAGGCGGTCTTATTGCTGCGGTGGACAACCCCAAACGTGTAGCGCGTAATCGTTACAAAGACGGCGGGATGATCGCCTCTGGTTGTGGTTGCGTTGAAGAAAATAGACGTAAGAGTACGAGGACGTATTAGTGGCGAAGAAAAAGAACTCATTGCGTGAATGGTTCTCCCAGAATGACGGGAAGGGTTGGGTCGATTGTAAGACTGGCAAGCCCTGTGGGCGTCAAAAGGGAGAAAAGCGTAAGGGTTATCCAGCTTGTCGCCCTACTATGGCACAGTGTACGTCAGCGGCAAAGAAGAAGAAGTCTTCGAAACGGATTAATTGGAAAGCTAACGGCGGCTTGGTAAGAGTGTTTTGAGAACCTAAAGGAGTATGTTATGAAGGATCTAAGTGGAGACGGCAAAGTGACCAAGAAGGATGTCTTGATAGGTCGCGGTGTTATTGAGAAGAAAAATGGCGGGATGCTCAACGGCTATATGGGCGGCGGCATGATCAAAAAGGGCTACAAGTACGGTGGCAAAGTCAAAGGTTACAATGCTGGGGGCTGCGTCATGGCTGGCCGTGGTGGGTCGTTTAAAGGAAGCAGCTAATGGCAACTTCAGGTTCAAGAGATTTTAACCTCGATGTAGGGGAGGTTATTGAAGAAGCGTATGAGCGGTGTGGATTAGAGGTCCGCACGGGCTACGATGCTCGCACGGCTCGCAGATCTTTGAACCTGATGTTTGCAGACTGGGCGAACCGTGGGTTAAACTTGTGGACTGTCAAGCAGGGCACGATTACCCTTACCCAAGGTCAAGCACAGGAGACGTTGACGGATGATGTGGTTGATCTCCTTGATGTGGTGGTTCGTCGAAATGGCACAGACTTTGAGGTTGAGCGCATTAGCCGTGGCGAATATGCAACTCTTCCAAACAAAACGACTCAAGGCCGTACCAGCCAATATTGGTTGAACAGGCAGATTGATCCTGTAATTAATCTTTGGGCTGTACCAGAGAACTCAACGGATCAGTTGATTTACTATTATGTGCGTCGGATTCAGGATGCAGATGCTTTGGTTAATACTACTGATATGCCCTTCCGGTTCTTTCCCTGCATGGTGGCGGGATTAGCCTATTATATGGCGATGAAACGTGCGCCGGAGCGTGTGCAGTTGTTAAAGACGGTATACGAAGAAGAGTTCCAACGCGCAGCGGACGAGGACCAAGGTCGGACTCCTTTGAAGTTGCAGCCTAGTCTGAGTTATTTGAGGGTATAATGGCATACGCTAGTGGCAAAAATGCTTGGGGTATATCTGATCGGTCTGGTCGCCGTTACCGTCTTCGTGAAATGAAGGTGGAGTGGACGGGGTCTAAAGTTGGCCCAGACGAGTTCGAGCCCAAACATCCGCAGTTGTACCCGCCGAAAGCATATCCAGACCCGCAAGCATTAAGGAATCCTCGCCCAGAGACACAGCTTGCCGAGCAACGTGCGGTGCAGTGGGGCTGGAACCCTGTGGGCTTTGCATATATTCCAGGGCTTAGTCCTTCTAATAACTTGGTTGCCCAAGGCTCAGTCGGAACAGTAACGGTGGTGACAACATGAGTTTTACATACGCGCAGCTTAAACAAGCGATTCAAGATTATACAGAGAATGATGAGACTTCCTTCGTCACAAACCTTCCTTTGTTTATTAGGCAGTCGGAAGAGCGGATCTTAAAGAACGTACAGCTTAGTTTGTTTAGAAAGAACTCTACTGCTTCGACTACGGCGGGCAATCCTTATTTAGCGGTTCCATCAGATTTTCTGGCTCCGTTCTCATTGAGCTTGCGGGGTCCAGACGCGGACAGGTTTTTCATTGAGTTTAAGGATCCTAGCTTTTTGCAGACCTATACTCCGGATGACACGACAACTGGTGCGCCCCGTTATTATGGGGTATTTGACGTAGAAAACTTTCTATTGGCTCCAACGCCAAATGCTCCTGCAGTTGGTGCGAACTACACTGCGGAACTTCATTATTTTTATAGGCCCGTTAGTCTGACTGCGGGTGCTGATGGCGCAACGACTTGGCTCAGTATAAATGCTGAAATGGCGCTGTTGTATGGATCTTTGATCGAGGCTTACATTTATATGAAGGGCGAGCAGGACATAATGTCGTTGTACAACTCTCGTTTTAAAGAAGCCTTGGTGGGAATCAAACAGCTTGGTGAGGCGAAAGAAACTACGGATGAGTACCGTACAGGTAAAGTCTTACGGGAGAAAACGTAATGTTTGAGTTTAAGGTAGATATCAACAAGGACGCGCCTGTCATCGGGGTAAACACTACCGACAACCGGGGATTTACTCCTGACGAGTTAGCGGAGCAGTGTGTTGAGAAGATTATTTCGGTTTCCGATACTGCCCATCCAGGGATACGGGACCAAGCTCGTGCTTTCTCGAAGCACGTCGAAACGCTTGTTGCATATTATATGCGGCAGGCTATTCGCAGTGACCGCACAACTGTGTATAATGCACTCAAGGACGCGGGAAACCCCGAACTGGCTGAACTTATAAGGAGACTATAATCATGGCTTTCAGCGGAAACTATATGTGTACTTCTTTTAAGCAGGAACTGCTTACTGGTAGTCACAATTTTACAAACTCATCGGGCGATACGTTTAAGTTGGCTCTGTACACAAACAGTGCTTCTTTCAACGCAGCGACTACCGATTACACTGCAACTAACGAAGTAGCGAACTCTGGTTCGTATGCCGCGGGTGGTGGCACGTTGACGAACGTAACTCCGACAACTTCTGGAAGCACTGCGTTCACAGACTTTGCGGACCTGACGTTTACATCTGCTACAATCACGGCTCGTGGAGCGTTGATTTACAACACCACCACGGGTGCGGGGTCTGGTACTACGGACACGGTTGTTGTTTTAGACTTTGGCTCGGACAAGTCTTCTACAGCGGGTGACTTCCAGATTGTATTCCCAACGGCTGACGCGACTAACGCTCTTATTCGTATCGCGTAAGGGGCAACCCTATGGCGAACATCACTGGTTGGAGTCGTGGCGAATGGGGGGAGGCTGCTTGGAATGAAGCAGTTCCTGTCCGTGTGGGTCACACTCTTAACGGGTGGGGTGAGTTAGGGTTTGGCACTACTTCTTGGGGCGGCGAAAAATCTACTCTTGACGCCTTGCAAGGCCAAGTTGGCGTTGCGGTTATTCGTGAGAATGTTTCGGTTACGGTTACGGGACTCGGCTCTGTCAGTGCCGTTGGTTCTGTTATTGCTAAAGGCAACAATAATGTCAGTGCCGTTGGGGTGTCCGGCACGGGTACAGTTGGTGATGTAACTCTTCGGACGGAGCAAAACATTCCAACAACAGGTCTTGAGGCAACAATGGCGGTTGGTTCTGTCACTGTTGTGGAAGGAGCCGGGGTTACGGTCACACTTACGGCGTCATTGCTTGGAACAACAGCGCTTAACGGAGTTACTGTTGTTATTAACGCTTACGCCCCAGCGACAGGTCTTGAGGCTTCGGGGAATGTTGGCAGTGTCACGATCATCGAGGGCACGGGTGTTGACGTAAATGCTGTAGGAGTTGAAGCGGTTGGTGGGGTGACAGCGCCCACTATAATTGGGGATGCTCCAAATGTCCAAGTGACGGGACTTGCGGCATCAGGGCTTGTAAACCCTATTGAACTACGCACTTTCCAAAGAGTTCCTGTT